TGTACTTTGGGGATACATGACAATTCCATTATTATCGGATGCAAGAGACATATTTGGTGCATTTACATGCCTGACACTGATCCTAGTAATTGGGTTCAGTTACGATTAAAGACATCCTTTGGTTCAAAATCTCCATTTTCCGTTTTCAACTACAATAATAAGCTGATGCTCGGAGTAATGGAAAATGATAAATTCGTTGGATTTGCAGCTATCACCGGTCAAACGATTGAACCAACTGCAACGTTGATGACAATTTCTGCTACGGGATCTGATTTAAAGTCGAATGTTATTGAGCCGGATATGTTCAATATAGTTGAAAATCGGGTTGAAACGATTTCGTCCATCGTGTTTAAAAACAAAGCATATATTTCTGTAACATATACATCGGGCTCGACAAATAATCGCATTTATGTTTTTGATTTTGGCGATGAAAACCTAGGAAAAAAACAGAAATTTTCATGGGTTCCATGGACGGGAATGAATGCTGCTCAATTTGTGGTGTATGGAGGATCTCTATATTACGCGGATGATGCGGCTACTGGGCGGGTATTTTCCATGAATAGCTCGACCTATAGCGATAATGGAGTTGCTATAAACAGCTATTATTGGACAAAAGAATTCGGTGGCAAGCCTGGGCATGAAAACTATACGAAAGACTTTCGATGGCTTCATGTTTTATTTGAGCTCGTCGGTGATTATTATATGGATTTTACTCGTCGCATCGATTCTAAGGGTGGCGTTGGCGATACGAGGCAGATTGATTGCGATCCTGGTGGTTCTCTTTGGGGGACCATGATATGGGGACAAGATGACTGGAGTCCTGGCGGTGAACAGGCGGAGCTTAAAATACCTCTTGGTGGTCTTTCACCAGCGAAACGATTGCAGCTTAAGTTTTCAAATCAAAATACAATAAATCAGCGTTTTAAAGTTATAGGACTGAATTTGGATTACAACATCAGGGGGCGTAGATAATGGCAACTGTCAATGATGCGATCACTAGACGATATCAGACGTTAGGGAAGCGATTAGAACAAAAGGAACGGGCAAGAACCCAAGAAGAACAAGAAGCCCTACAGCGAAGGTTTGCGGCTATTGGTGGGCTTGGTTCTGGAGCATCGATAAAAACCCAACAACTTGCACAACAGGCGGCTAGTAAACGAGTTGCGGAAGGTCAAGAAGCTCTTTCATTAGCAGAAAGCCAAGAACGCCAACGACAGCAGGAAATACAAGAGCAACGAGCATATCAAACTAGCGAACGTGAAGCTTCCCAAACGCATCTATCGGGTGAATCGGCCCTAAATAGAGCTCTTCAAGAAAGAGGATTAACTCTTCAAGAGGGTGTTGCAATGGGCCTTATAAATGGCAAAAAAACACTATCAGCAAAAACAGCAGAAGAACAAAAAGCTCTAGCAGTCGCAGGTTTAACTGGAAAATATGGGGGAGAAGAGACATTGGCGGCAAGAGAAGCCAGATTAGGGCGAGAAACGCAAGCAGAACAATGGGGCAAAACTTTCGAGGAATCGAAACGTCAATCCGAAGTCAGAGAATTTCTAGCAGCAAAGTCACTGGCTTTTCAGAAATTATTTGAGGAAAATAAAGTTAAATATCAAGATGCTGTATTAGCTTGGAATAAATTCACATGGGACAAGCAATTCACGTTAGATAAAATGGTGACGCTTGATAATTTGAGGCGAGCCAATGAAGCTGCTGAGAACGCTGATCAAGGTTTTTTTGAAGGTATTGTCGAGGACGTTGTTGGCAAAAGCACATGGGAAAAAATTAGCGGAGATTCAGACGCAGGAAAATTAGCGGCTAGCGCTGTATTATTTCCAACGTTTGCTCCGACAACTCTTGGTTATTCTAAGGCTGCTAGTAGTCCAAAAATTTTAAGTGATATTTCGAAGACTGCATTTGGTGGATTAAGATTTTAGGAGTAAATATGACAACATCGGTATTGATACCAGAAAAAAAAGATTCATTAGGACAGCTTTCAAAGTTAGCTAAAATTGGCGCTGCGGTAGCTTCATTTATACCTGGTGGTCAGCCTGTAGCTGCTGGATTAGCTGCTGCTAGTACTTTGGGAAGTATGGCAAGTCAACAACAGGCTACCAAGCAACCTATGGCGGTTCCTCTTAGTCCTCAAAGATCTCCTGATGTTGATTCGTCTGTGAGTTCAAGAATGCAAGATAAAAATCCCATGGCCGATTTAGAGTTAGCATTGGCAGAGTTGAACAATTTGGAGTTACCTGAACCCCAGAAAAATATTTATCGTCGTCCTATATTGCAAGCGATCCAAAAAGGAGGATTTGTGTAATGCCCGTAGCAGTTCAACAGTTTACTAAACAAGGCAGAGACCCGTTAGAAACGATAGCTAGAGGACTTCAAATAGCGCAAGGCATCTATGGCATTAGAACCGCGATGGAACAGAATGATTTAAGGAAAATGCAAATTGAACAAGCGAAAGCTATTGAAGCGAGAGAAACGATTGAATCAGAAGCAGAGACTAAAAGACGTGAAAGAGAAATGCAGTTAAAAGAACAAGAGTTTCAGTTTGAAAAGAAAAAATATGAAGATCAACCGAAACCACCAGCAACAACAGTAACCCCATCTGGGGCTTTATTATCTAAAGCGCAAAGCAAAGCCGATCAAGAGTTTGCAAAAGAATTTTCACGTTATGTTGCAAAAGGTGATGAGGCAAAAAACTTTAATGTTATCAAAAAACTTGATTTGTTGATCGATGATGCGGAACGCGATTTGGATCGTGGCTTAGATGAGCAATTAATGGGTTTGATGCCAGATAAAGTTAGAGATATTATTGATGCGGAAGATAAGGCTATTGAAGATAGGATCAAATCAGAAGCTCAGAAGAGTTTAAAACAAGTTTTAGGTGCTCAATTTACTGAAAAAGAAGGTCGAATGTTGCTCGATAGGGCTTACAATCCATCACAGCCTAAAGAAGAAAATATCAGACGAATGAGGGAACTAGTCGAATCATTGCGCACGGAAGCGTTGGCAAAAAAAGCAGCATTTGACTTTTTTGCGAAACAAGGAACTATTCAAGGATTTCAAGGTTCATTGCCGTCAATGTTTGCAAGGGAGCAACAAAAACAAACTCAACAGATGCAACGAGGCGGGATAGTTCCACAAGTTCAAATGCCGTTGCCGCAGCAACCACAACAGCCTGTTCCCATTACAGCACCACCAAGACAACCTACTCAAGATTATATTTTGGGAATTTTCGGAGGAAGGAAAAAACCGGCAACTCAGATGAATGATGTTGAATTTTTGCAAAATTACTTGGGGGATTGACATGTCTGTTTCAAATGATGATGTCAGAGTTTTGGATATTATTGCAAAAGGCGAATTGCCTTCAGAACAGCTTGAAAGTGCTATGTTTAAGCTTGGCGCTGATGAAGATGACATTCGAGCGTGGAAATTATCAAAATCCCCTAATTTGTCTGCGGACCAAAGAGAATCCGTCCAAATCAAGGTCATCGATAAGATCAGAACGCAAAAACAAGATAAATTATCTGACGAATGGGCGGCAACTGTAAAGGGCGGATTGCAAGGCGTTACTTTTGGATTTGCCGATGAAATTGAATCTGGTTTTAGGGCAGGACTTGAAACTATTAAAACCGGCGCCGATTTTCAAAAAATTTATGATAAAAAGGTAAAGCGAGAACGCGCTGAATTGAAGCGCCTTGAGGAAAAACACCCATTACAATTTATTGGTGCCGAGCTTGGAGCTTCTCTTGTTCTTCCCGTTCCTGGTGCAAGAGTTAGGGGTGCTAAAGTGGCAGGAAAGATGCTCCAAAAATTTGGTTATCTTGCTTTGGAATCGGCAGTACAATCCGCAGGTAAGTCTGAAGCCGATATTATGTCAAAACAATTCATCGAGGATGTAGCAAAAGGAACAACGCTTGGTACTGTTATCGGTGGGTTAGGCGGCAAGGCAGTTTCAAAAACTGGGGCTTTTTTGAAAAAAGGGATATCTCCAGCAAAAAGAGCGGCTAATGTAGTGAGTAGCGTTCTTTTTGATTTGCCACCTGCATATACAGAAAAATTGATCGATCCAAAAACAGCCAACAAGATTCTCAATCCAAAATCGACTGATGACATCATTGATTCAGTTGTTGAACTGACGAAAGATATGGGATCTCATGCGAAAGCCCTTTCAATGAAAGCTCAGAAAAAATTGAGTGATGAATACAATATTGACGTAACTGAAGTTATAGAAAATATAGGAAATCTCGAAAGTGTAAAAAAGGTCCAGAGATCAACATTAAACGAAGCGATGAAAACAAAAAAGGATGGTGCTAAAGTTATTGAGGATCTCGCTGCACGTTCAAATCAAGACGGATTAATATCTGAAAAGGAATTAAAGCGATTCGTTCAAGATATTGATCTTGAAATCCCATGGAATAAACTCGAATGGAAAACGAAAGATAAGGTTTTTGCTGATATTCGCGCTTTTATCGATCACAATCTTTTAAAAGCAAATAAAGAATATGCAAAAGAAATGATTCCAGTAGCGAAAATAATGTCAAATCTGAAAGACGTATCAAAATCGTTTTCTCTTAAACGAGAAGGTTATAAACTTGTGCCTACGGATGCGACGACAACGAAAGTTAATAATTTTTTCAATGTTGCTGGGATACCAAAAAAACCGGTGACAATTAGCAAACTCAAAGAACTTCAGGAACTTAGGCCGGGCGACGGGAAA